AGTCTTTTATATCCTCAAAGAGACTCATACCTTTAACTCGTGCTCTGTTAATATCACAAATTCCATCCTTCTGTCTCTACAGTACTCTCGTGCTGCTTTCCATTTTGCTTGATTGACACCATAAGTGGCAATCTCCTTTAGAAGCTTCTTAGTCTTCCTCCCACGTTTCGGTTGTTGAGTTTGTGCATAAGGTTTAATCTCAATAACTCTCTTTTGGAGTCTACCGTTGGTTCCCCTCGATTTAACATAAAAGTCAGGGAAATAACGGTGAGGCTTCCTATCAAGAGGAGATATGTAAGGTACAATAATTTCTTCACTTGCCCACTCCATAACGTTTAAATTTCTATCACACCATACCATAAATTTCCTCTCCCACAAAGATCTATAAATAATGTTTGTGGGATCCCCTTTATATTTTGCAGGATTTGATGGTTTGAACCTACCTGAATAACTTTTATAGGACATAATGTCGATTCCAAGTCTATTTTCAAAAGCACTCAACTCGTTACTTAAGGATACTGGTACTAATGATGGTAAATCAAGGTCTAACTTTTTAAGTGGACCGTTAGTCTATCCTAGACAGTTACCGAGACAAGTACCAAACACCGATAGTGGTATTAGAGGCGATGATAATTATGAAACCGAGTACTTAGATTATTTAAGAATAACAATCTATAAGACTCAGGGTGCTAATGGTGCAAATCCATATACGTGGACAGGTGATGGTGGTGGATTTAAAGAACCTTATAAAGGTGCTAATATGTCCAACATTTCAAAAACTATTTATCTATACCTTCCTGTGGGGTTAAATGAACAATATTCTACGAATTATAATGTTACTACTCTTGGTGCTGCTGGTGTAGGTGCAGTTAACGCAGGTGTAGGTAGTATGACAACAGATGATGCAGTTGCTATTGCTCAAGAAACTGCTGGTAGTGCTAAACCACAATTTGTTATGGACACTGCAGCTGCAGCACTTGGTACTGTAGGGTCAGGAGTTGATGCTAATGATCTGTTAGCATTATCATCAAAGAAGGTGTTCAACCCATATCAGGAAACAACATTTAAAGGTGTGAATTATAGAGATCACGCTTTTAACTTTAAATTTGCACCACGTAATGCTAAAGAAGCAAAAGAATGTTATGAAATCATATCAACACTAAGGACTGCAATGCTTCCTTCTACTGGTGGTCAAGATGATTTTGGTAACCTTAATGAAGGTATTGCTGATGTATTATCAAGTAAATCTGGATATCTTGGTGGTGCTAGATTCCTTAACATTCCTGACATTATGAGACTGTCTATTGTAAGGATGTCCACTACAGATAACGCTACAAGGGTCCCAGCTGGTATTGCTAAGATAATTAGGTTCCCTACGAAGTGTGTACTGTCCGCATTATCTGTTAACACGTCACCTGACGGTCAATACAATTCATTAAAAGATGGAGCAGATACAGCAAGGGATTATGGTCCTGCTGCTATGGATGTTTCAGTAACATTTAAAGAAACTCAATTCATTACAAGAGAAATGGTGAGAGGCTAATGGCATACTTCAGATACTTACCTAAAGTTTATGTACGTAACAGAACCATCAAAGATGGTGTACATCCCTATGAATTGTGTAGGAACATCTTTAGACGAATAAAAATCAAAGATGATCTACAAGGACCACTATTAGGTTTCTTACAGTATGAAATAGAAGAAGGTGAAAGACCAGATCAAGTTGCTCGTAAATTCTACGGTGACTCAGGTCTTGATTGGATTGTGTTGATAATTAATAACATCATCAACGTGAATCAAGACTGGCCAATGACACGTGCTGACCTATATGCATATGTTGAACAGGAATTTGGTAATGTTGATCTTATAAGTCACTATGAATCTAATGATATATTTGCTACTGATGGAACTAAGGTATTCTCTGAAGGTATTGTAGTTAATGAGAATTTCCAATACATCAGACCTGATGGTACAGTAGTACCCAAAGCAGAATGTCGTCACGGAGTAACTTACTTTGAGGTGTACTACAATAAGAATGAAGAGAAGAGAAATATATATCTGCTACGTGAAGATTATGTGACTGACTTCATTAATGAATTTAAGAAACTTGCTAAGTACCTACCTCACGCTGAAGTTGATGACCAAGGTAATAAGAAGACACAAACATCTATCGCTGAAGAATTCATAGGTATCTCAACATATAGAAAACCCAGTCAAAGCACTGCTTCAACTGGGTCTGCTCAAGGTGGTGGTTCTAGTACTGCCCTTATATCATCTGGTGCATCCATTGGTGGTAACGCACCAATAACAACTGTAAGTTCAACGACTACAATAAATCCTAACGACGCAGGAACAATTGCAACGACTCAAACAAATACTACTACTCAAACTAGTCAATCTAGTTCCTCTGGTGGTTATTAATTAGAAACACCAACCGTTCTTTTTATAAAAATAACAAGGAGTTCCGTGCTCATTCCATCTATTTGGTCTGAAATGTGGTCTGTAGTGTGGGTAATGGTGATGGTGAGATGGATCTTCGTGTCTCCACCTGAACTCCCTTTCAACTGGTTTATACCAGCAATTCCATCCATATAATGCGTCGTGGACGCAATGGGAAGGTTCTACTTCGAACTCCCCTGATCTTAAGTTATGGTTGTAAGATGCCATTGCAGGAGCACCTGCAAGGCAAGCAACAACAGCAATGGCGATTCTTTTCATTGGTCTTATGCTTCTTCTGCTAGTTTAGCAAAGTAAGACAACGCATCATCATCTTCTGTGACAGAAGCTGTTTTGTCCACTGATTCACTCCAGTCCTTTGCTTGGACTGTAGATCCTAAGTTGGATGCAACCTCTTCTTCTGCTCTAGGTGGTAACTCTTCAGCAACAGTCTCACGGTCTACTCGACCACCAAGAACTGCTTTCAGACGTGCTTCGAGATCCTCATATGACTTGAATTGATCAGCACTAGTGAAGTCACCTAAATTGTGAGCATCATTGTAGATCGTTTCAAGTTTTTTATCATCAAAATCACCTAGAGTATTAGGTGTTGTGAATGTAGAATCATCATAATTCCAAAAACCAGCAACTTGCTTGATCTTCAATTTGAAGTCAGCACCCTTCCATAAATCGAAAGGATTGAAAGCGGGTTCTGGATCATAATCATTCTCATTAGGCTGCATTTTAGCCATAATCTTGTCGAAGATACGCTTGCCGTACTTGTACAAGAATACTTTGCCTTCATTCTCAGGGTTCAAGGGATCCTTAACAACATAGATGTTGCTGTAGTAGGAAAGCTTACGCTTCTGCTTACGAGCAGTGTCCTTGTCTGACTCACTTCCAGAGTTCCATAAAGAAGAGTTCAGTGCAGAAACTGGATCCTTCTGTCCGATGGTTGTGAGAGAATTCTCAATGTACCAACCACCTGGTCCTTGGAATGCGTGACTCCAGACCTGTGCCCAAGGGAGTTCGTTACCCTCAGTCTCTGGTAGGAATCTGATAACGGCGAATCCGTTACCTGACTTATCGACCTGTGGCTTCCAAAATCGTTCATCGACTTTGCGACCACCACTGGTCATTTTTTCGATTTCTTTGGTCAAGTTAGAGAACTTGCCAGACTTTTTCTTCAGTGATGAAAAAGACATACGTGTGTACCTGTATTTTGTAAGTGTGAATTTACTACCCATTAAGGGTAACATACTATTTAGGCTTCGTCAAGCTGCTTTTTGAAGTGCCTTAACTTATCCTCCATCTCTCCTAAAACGTCCTGTATGGTACGTCCTCCAGAGTAAACTTGGGACATTTTATCAAGTTGTTGCTTGATAATCTTAGCTTCTTCATTCTCGACTGCCATTAAGCATAGTCTAGCATAGAAGACCTTCTGCTTTGCAATAAGCATCATAGTCTTCTCAAGATGTTCTCGTTTGAGATCATCATCCATAGATGGGAACTGTATGGATAACCGTGCTAGTTCGGTATACAGTTTCTCCATCCCTTTTATCTCTTCTTTAACTTGGTCTGATTCGTAGAATTTATTGCTCATATTGGAAGCACACCCCTTGTGGTGCGTTTTACGTAGTTTAGTTCTTGGGCATTAAACTTAATTTTGTCCTTCAGAGGTTTGCTGATCAACTTATTGACCGTATCAACCTCGATGTCCAGTTCATCACAGACTACAATTACAGCATCTATGTAGTTCACTAAACCATTAGAATTTTTGACTACCTCCTCTACCATAGTAGAGAATTTAGATTGAGTCATAAATTTTTCTTTAAATTCTTTCATTTAATAGTAGCCATAAATTCATTGATGTACTCTAGGAGAAGTTCATAATAATAATTAAGGTCAGTCTTTTCAACGACCTGTATCACACCCTCCTCGGTAGCAATCAATGTGACGATTTGATCAACTTTAACACCACAACGTTCATAATACATTGCAGCGTAGGCAGTCTCTTGAACGAAATAGTTTTCTATCCATTCAATCTTCTTTTCCCTAGTTGATGTCTTAAAGTCAATGACAGAGAGAACTCCATCAAATTCTGCTATACAATCAACCCGACCTGCCAAACAAAGTTTGTCGCTATAGAGAGGAGATTCAAGAAGATGTATATTGTTGATCCGATCAAGAGTATCTTTGGCAGATTTGAATAAGAAACTAGCCAGAGGGTGCTTTTCATCGAATTTAACATCTTCATTCTTCAAGTAACATTCTACCATAGAATGAAACTTATTGCCACGTGATGTAGCTCTACCACATATTTTATTTGCGGTTTCCTCACCTACTTTGCGTCTCCACTTCAATATCTGATCTTTCTTACGGATACCTGTAACTGTAGTGACTGATGGATACCATTTACCATCAGATACCTCATATAACCGTCCTTTTTCCTTTGTTACAGCATTTAGCTCCGTCAAAGGTACGGGCGGTCCTACAGTTTTAAACATAATCAAAGTTGAGAGTTAATTTTAGCGATAAGGTATTCTCTGACTAAACCAGAGCGTACGATGTCATCAATACCGAACTCAATGCAATCAAATGATGACATTGACTGAATAATCTGTAAAAAGTCCAGAATACCAGTACGTTCGTTGTTCTTGACGAGATCAGACTGTGCTATATCACCTGAGAAGATGATTTTACAGTTTTGACCTATCCTAGTGATTATACTATCTAACTCGTGAAAGTTCAAGTTACTAAACTCATCTACAATGATAATAGAGTTATCAAACGTAGTTCCTCTTATAAATGAGGTACTCCAGAATGAAATAGTATCTTGTGTCCTTAGATTGTCGTATAACATATCAAAGGAGTTGTCATCTGGCATCTCAAACATATACTTCACCATATTACGGTAAGGTATCTGATAGAGGTCAGATTTGTCTTCGTGGTCTCCTGGTAGGAATCCAATCTCTCTTGTAGGTACGAGAGACCTGACCATATAGACTTTTTCGTATGGAGTTCCTTCTTCTAATACTTGTTGTAATGCCAAGTACAAACTAATAAAAGTCTTACCTGTACCTGCTACACCGTGTAAAATTAGGTGCTTACCAGACGCATAGGATTTGAACGCTCTTTCCTGATTCGAGGTAAGGGGTTCTATAACTTTTAATTGGTCTATACCAATTGGCTTCTTCCTTCTCATTGCTTTAGCAGATCTGCTGTTGTTTTGAGAGGTAGTTTTACGCTTTTTAACTGCCATTTATGTGAATCGTGAAAGGTTTGCAGCAGGATGTGCTTTTTGGATCTTAGACATTACGTCTTTAAATCCATCAGACTGCTTAGGTTTCCCATAAATGCTTCTAGGTACTTGATTGCCAAAATAGCGTTCTAACTCTGGATGATCTTCCTTATATTTATCGAGATCGTGCATAGACATCATAACCTCGGTGATTTCACCAGTTTCTTTGTTTTTAAAGTCGTAATTTGGCATTAGATCTTTAATAGTTTCGTATGAATACCGTATTCACCTCTACAAATAACATTAAATGCGAGACTAATACGTGGTTCCTTAGCATTGTCCTGATTACAGCGAGTAACTGAATGGATCAATTCTGAGGGGAATATGCATATCATACCACGTTCGGGAGATATTGCATAGGTTGTAGCATTATATAGGTTCGGATGCTGCAAGTGTGGTTCCAACATATGATGTTTAGTACTATGGAAGGTAAGGTTACCACCACCAGCAGGTGCACTTAAAAAACATACACCAGAGAACTGAGAGTTGCAATGATCATGTCCATTAGCTCTATCGCCAACGTACATCCAATTAATCCAACTATTAGTGATCTCTGGTGTATGTTTCTTAGGATCTATTCCTTGTATACCATACACATATTCTTGAACGTGTTTGTATACCCAA